ATTTTCAATTTTATTATATATATTTTATTCTTTATATACTTTTTATAATATTAATTTGTTAGTTGTTAGTTTATTACTTTTTATCTTTCTTTTCAAATTCATTATAAATCGCAGCTTCTGTGCTTAAAAACCAAATGGTATCATCTTCTTCTTTTTGTTTATTTCTTAAGGTCAACTCTTGCCTTACACATAATTCAATCGCACTATCCTTTGTTTCTTTATTCAAAAATCGCTCTTTCCCTTCTATATCATTTAAAGTAGAAATGACCTTATCTTTTGCCGCCTGATCGCATCTATATCCATTACTTCTTTCATTTGCCGTATCCTTTACCTTGTAAACCATATATTTTTTAGCATTTTCGAATCCAATAAATCCAACATATTTATTCAAAAATTCTTTTCCCTTAAGTATACCCTTACCATTAAGTTTATATCTTCGATCTATTTCAGAGCTTAATGTTCGTTTATCTTCAGGTTCAGCTGGCACCCATATATTGTCTCGATTTAGTGTAAAAACTTGGAGATTTTCTATACTAGATGGGCCATCATAAATAACTACCGCCTTTATTTTTTTATAATCTATGATTTTAGAATGTAAATATTTCTGAACATTTTTAGAGAAAAATTTGAAATTTGGATCCGGCGCAATAGTATTAAAATCCGAGTTAGTCCAAATATAATTCATCACATCTATTCTATCATGTAACATAAGCGTGTCGACAATGTGTTCAATCACGTATTTAATTAATGCGTTTTTATCAATGCCATCTTCTTCGACCATTTTTCTCATAACAATTCCACAAAGTTCATACCAATTTTTATTACCTCTTTCAATTGTTTTCGTGTTTGTTGCCAAATTAAAATTTGAAAACATCGACATTAGTATTTCCTTTCCTTTTGAAAAATCATCGACTTCCGCTAGTTCGTCAACTTCTTTTTCACTTAATAATCGCTTATCGATAACTGGTTTTACAGCCGCATTTTTCATTTCAAACTGTATCATATCATGTTTATAATTTAGCGGGACGGAACGGTCATATATAGATATATTTTTGAAATTCAGTTCGCTAGGTTGAAACAAATAGTAATCACCAATATTTACTAAGTATCCGGTTCTTCCATATTTATCAGAAATGTATTCCGTATTATCATTTATGATTTGAGTCAATGCCGCATAAATTTGAACCGTTGGATATTTCTTATTTTTATTAATAAGCTGAAACAATTCTAATTTTTTATAGAAAAATTTGTCTTTCATTAGTGTTTTTATTCGTTGAATAATTTTGTCTGAATTAACTAACATAAATGCCTCGTTATAAGTGTCGTAATTAAGTTTGAAACCCGACTCTTCTTCTTCTTCCTCGCCACCTTCTTCTTCGTTTTCACCTTTTATAGGCAAGCACTTGTATTCGCACGTGGACATGTAATCGCAATTCGCTGAATTAGGTAGATCACCAATTTGGAAATCTTCAATTTCTAAACCAGTGGAAAGCATTTGTGCAACATGATTATTTTCCGGAATTTGCTTGAAATTTTCTGGAGTAAACTCAGTTTGATCATGATTGATGATACAATCTACCGCGGTTTCTTTAAGAAGTCTTGTGACCTTGCCAATTTTAACCGATTTGATCTCTGAAATGCGATAGACGTATAAATCCGCCGCTTCTTCAAACGTATTTTTAAGTATTGATCCATATAAAAATATCTGAACATTTCTCTTTTCAAACGGTAAATCCTTGTGTGAAAAATTGCGCACACCTCTGCCTATGATTTGCTCATTTCGGTTCATGTTATACCAAGGTTCTAATATATGTATCTGTCGAATAGCCTTGAAGTCTAGACCTTCTGAGCCTGCTTGTGATATTAATACTACTTTAATTTTGGATCCACTGATGTCGATTTTGTCTCCATTTTCATCCTTTGAAAAAATATTTTCATCGCTTGTAATTGCTTTTACATCCGCATCATTGTCAGGCGATATGCGTGGATCACCTGTAATTATTACATATCTGGCCGGTTTGAAATCTTTTTTATTGGAAGGTGTTTGCATAGTTCTGACGTCGATAACGGGGCTAGGAGGGGTTTTAAATAATGGTTTTGCTTTGTTACTGCTACCACTGCTACTGTTATATCTAGTAAATCCCATTTCTTCCAAGGCTAAGGCCATTGGCAATATACCAGAGTCAATATATGCCGAATAAATTAAAATAATGCCTTCGGCAACATCTTTTGTTTTCGCATTATATATAGAATCACATACATTTTTAATTTTGGCACTGTATTTGCCAATTTCATCTGGTTCAAAAATATGAGGCGCACCATCTCTGTATTCAAACTCACCTTTTATAGCCGGAGTTTTTGAATCTGTGTAATTCATGATGCGTTTTAATCCTTCCGTGCCGGTTAACTCTTTGGGATTTATAAATAACTTTTTTTTAGCAGATGGAGTTCTTGCTCCACCTTTAGAAGATAAAGATCCAACAGAGCTTAAATAATCTTCTAGTGACTTTTGCGTTGAATTTGAATTTGAATTCGACTTTGACTTTGCGACACTTAACCCAGACACAGGACTTTCTTTCACCGGATTGAGTTCAGTTGGTGCTTGGGATTCTGTTTCTCCTTCAATTACATGTAAGTTACTGCGACTGCTGCGACTGCTGCTAATAGGAATAATAGATTTTGAAAAGGATGTTATTGAAGGAGTTTTTACTACTTCTTCTGGTAAAGGCGGTTCTACAATTTCATCAAAAACAAGCTCTTCCTTTGTTTTGTTCGATTTATTTGATTTATTTGATTTTTCCTTTTTAAATTTAGAAACTCTGTTTATATCTATTTCAATAACTTCATCGAATAATTCTGGATCCGCATCTAAACCTTCAGTTACGCCTGGTTCTGATTCGAGTTCTCCGTTGCTTGCGGTTAAATGTGTTGGCCTAACACTTTTTTCCGGTTTAGGACCCTCTGAAAGCACTTCATCTATCTCTTCGACAACATCTAGTTCTTCTCCTTGTAATAAAGGAGATATATCAATAATCTCTTCTTCTTCGTCCTCTTGACATTCAATATCCTTTATGCCTTTTGTTAGTTCTTCTAATTCTCCATCTAACAAAGGAAAAACAATATTCAAAGCTTCAATTGGATTCATCAAATCCGTATAGCCGAATGAAGATAAACTATTGAAACTAGGCATGTTCTTTATTTTACCCGTTCTTGTCGGCTTCGTGGTTGCCGGTCTTGCTCTTAATCGATCTACAATATATCTATAAGCTAGCTCTTGATATTCGCCAACTTTAGTCAAAAACAAACTAAGTTTTTTAATTTTCCTATCTTCAGGAATTTTCTTTCCATTTATTTGACATTTTGGATATTCGGAATCCACTTTGAATGTATGTTCCGGCGCAAACTGGTCTGGGTAAACTCGAAAAGGGAAAGAATACGGATTTTCTCCTCTCACATAGGACACATATCCTGTGACTTTTCGGATCAACATATCTCTGCCTACATCATTGCCGTCTTTATCCTGTTTGAATTCGCCATTCTTATCAAAGATATCCGCGATTCCTACAATCCCTCGCCTGTCATTCATATTCATCAAATTGATTAACCATATGATCTCCTTGTGACTGTTAAACATTGGCGTAGCAGATAGGAGTAAAAGTCGCAAATTGTCTACTACATTCACCAAGTAGGTCAAATTCTTTGCCACATTTTTATTCTCATTGTCATCGGAAATACGTATATTATGAACCTCGTCAATCACGATTAAGCTATTGTTGTATATATTTTGTAAATTGCGTATTTTGGTTTCTTGGCTAACGGCTGGATTGTCTAAATCCGCATGTCTTACAATTTCATTGGAAAATTGTAAATAACCTACAAACTGATAAGAAGAATTTATAAGACTTTTCGCTTGTTGTATTATTTTATCTTTTTTCAATCCTTTCATGCCAGTAGGATTGATTTCTTTGAGCAATTTGTTTCCTAAACAACCTTTTATTGTCCATAGTCCATCTACCTCTTTTAATTTACGCTCATCAAATAGCTGTAATTTAAAGTTGTCTTGAACATTTGGACTGGCTACAATAATGATCTGCTTATTGATTCCCATTTGCCTCAAATAATCTCGCATCTCTTCACATACACCAATAGCGCTACATGTTTTACCAGATCCTAGACCATGAAATAGTAGCAAACTATTATATGGCGTTTGAAATGACATAAAATTGCGCACAAATGCTTGATGCGGTAACAGTTCAAATTCGGCTTTGCTTAAAATGTTGGCATATTCTTTTACATTATAAATAGCTCCATCATATTTAGTATCACTAAACTCTTTTTTTTCGGCAATTTTCTTGTTGAAATTAGGATCATTTAATGTTGGATACAGAAATGCGTTATCATCAGGATGTTCGCTGAGGTCTATTCTGTTTTCATTTTCATTTTGTAGTAATCGTGTATTGGTGTTACATTTTTTACTGTATTTTTGACTAGGAACTTTACATTCATCGACCAATTCTTCTTCTTCTAATCCCTTGTCTTTGTCCCTTTTCTTTTTATCCTTTTTAATTGAAAAACTCATTACTTATATATTATCTATATTTTCTAATATTTTTCTAATACAATCAATTTATTAATAGATTCGATATTCTTGTAATACTTTATTGATATTAATAATTAATTGTTTTTTCTCTAAATTATAAGGTCGAATTGATTCCAAGCACTCATCTAAACTTTTCCACTCTATTTTGCTGACCTCTGATTGCTGATAATTATACAATGAAACCGGTTCTTCTTGTTTATTTGTATCCATATATGCTAAAAAATATTTGTGTTTATATGATTTATGGTTTGAGCCTATAAATATTTCTTCAAAAGGAACAACATTTTCAATAATTATTAAATCTTTTTTTTGAATCCCAGTTTCTTCTTCAAATTCTCTTAGAGCACAGTCTAGATCTTTTTCCAAAAAATTGCGTCTACCTTTAGGAAATTCCCATTCTGTTTCCAACCACGCGGTAGTGGAACCATTTATTAATGATTCTAAAGAAACTTCTGAAGTCGTTTCATTATTAAAAATTTGAATTCCGTTTCTCAATGTCTCAAATTTTTTTTGACTTGCCAATTCTTCGCTCCTGTATTGAGAGCTTTGTGGGATATTGCCCCACATTTGTTTCCACAGCGTGTCGAAACTGTTTGTTCGGATTTTTTCTCTTTCCCCAACAGACATTTCGTTAAAAATGTTTTGTAATTGCTCTACATTGTGCTGGATGTATTTGCCTCTTAATAAATCGATATATCCGAAGCTGTCTTTTCGCCGTATCATTAAATATTTTAAACCTTGTTCAGTTGATGTGAATAAAATAATACCATAACTAGTAATAGGTAATTTACACTGATGAAATAGATGACCTGGTTTTCCACAATTGTTACAAACATTATTTTTTATCATATTTAAACTATATTTAATATAGTATTATGTGTTTAAACATGTTTGTTTTTATATTATTTTATTGTAAATGTCTAGAAAAAATGGTCAAAATGGTCAAACCGGATTAGATCCTGATATATGGGGTCCTCACTTTTGGTTTGTTTTACATACAATGGCAATGACTTATCCGCATCATCCAAACGATGTAACAAAGAAGAAATACTACGATTTTGTTCAGAATTTGCCACTATTTTTACCAGTTGAAGCAATAGGAAACAATTTTAGCAAATTGTTGGATCAATATCCAGTAACGGCTTATTTAGATGATCGAGACTCGTTTATTCGTTGGATGCATTTTATTCATAATAAAATAAACGATAAATTGGAAAAACCTCGTCTTTCTTTGAATGATTTTTATGTCAGTTATTATGAACAATATAAGCCAAAAGATACGCAGGTAAAAGACTATAACAAGTGGAGGGAGAAAATAATTTATATACTCATTGTTTTGTTTATGACAGGGTTAATTACTTATTTATATAATAAATAATATGGGTAATATATAAAGATGTATAATCAAGACAATATACTAGCATCGACACCTATAAATAATATACCTGAGCAAGGATTAGCAGAGTTACAACAACAACAATATAAAACAAATGATAATTATGATTCGGATATTTTATCAGATTTTGTCAAGCAAATAAATTTAGATTTGTGTTTGTTATCGAAAACATTTGAAGAAAAAAATAATATAGAACCTGACATGCTTATAACTGAAGCAATAAATAAAATAAAGATTCTAAAAATATCATGTGATGAAAACAAAATAGAAAAAATTATTAGTAAAATTATATATATCACAAACCTTAATGTAATTCCAAAACCTGAGTCATTAAATGTTTTATCATCAAAACTTATTTCACAAATTCAAAAAAATATAAATTTTTATAAAGATCTTGTAGATAAAATTAAAAAAACTAATCCAAATATTAATTTGGAAGAACTGGAAAAATACGATGAAGTATTGAATATATTAAAAAATATATTACTTCAAATGCCTAGTTTGAATCAATCGCAGAATAAAGGTGAAGGTAGTAGTGAAAATAGTAGTGAAGGTATCGGTAACGTTGGTAAAGTGGAATCAGTTGAATACATTATAGAAACGTTATTATTGATTTTAACTGGGTCTCAGATTATTCTAGGCGGTAGAAAAAGAAGGAGATGGACAAGAAAAGGTAAGAGGAATAAAAAGTCAAAAAATGTTTTTAGAAAGAGTCGAAAGAGTCAAAAGAGTCAAAAGAGATAAAATAAATGGTTAATTATTATATCTATATTATATAAGAATTAATGAAAACAACTAACAAAATGATGAAACGGGTCAAAAATATAAAGACAATCAGGTGTAAAAAGGGTGGTAAGTTTGACGGAGGTAATGTGAAAACGTCTGGAGGATTTGGTTGCCTTTTTAAGCCAGCGTTAAAATGTAAGAATACATTGAATTACGATAGCGCCAATATGGTTACCAAATTAATGACAAAGCGACATGCTAAAGACGAATATAAGCAGGTAACTGCGTTCAAAGCTATTTTAGATCATATTCCTAATTATCGAAATTATTTCCTAGTAGATGGATTTAAACTTTGTGACCCAGTGGAACTAACAAAAGAGGATTTAGAAGATTTTGATGATAAATGCAACGCATTAAAAAAGAAGAAGTTCACTGCGGCAAATATCAACCAAAATTTGGACAAGATTTTGGCGCTAAATATGCCGGATGGTGGCGTCGATGTGGACGACTATGTGTTGGCTGTTACAGACCCAAAAAAGGTCCAAAAGGTTTATACGGACCTAAATAATTCTCTAGTTGACTTGTTAGTTAATGGAATTGAGCCCATGAATAAAGCACATTTGTATCATTGTGATGTCAAGGGGTCGAATATCTTGGTCCGAGGGTCTGATCCGGCTTTGCCTACTGGTTTGACCGATGACGGAGATTCTCTTAGTTCCCGACTCATCGACTGGGGCTTGTCTATATACAAAAAAGACCTAACGGTTCTTGAAATACCGGACAAGTTAGATCGGCGGCCGTTTCAATTTAATGTGCCATTTTCTGTCATTCTATTTAACAAGAAATTTCTGGGGAAATACAAGAAATTTCTGGAAAATTCCGAAACCCAGGAACTTAATTACTACTCTATAAGAGAGTTTGTAATCAGTTATATCTTTTACTGGAATAAAATAAGAGGCGCAGGACATCTCAAGACGATCAATTCTATCGTTAAGCATCTATCTTTTAACGAATTGGTCGCAATTGAAAGCAATAAGGTGAAAAATCACGTCATCGAATACGAGTTTACTTATTACTATATCGTAGAATATATTTCCAAGATTTTATTTAAATATACTGTCAAAAATAACCAAACTAACAAAAATAAGTTAAATTTGTTAGAGTATTTCAATGAGATATTTTTGAAAAATATCGATGTTTGGGGTCTGACCATGCTCTATATGGTATTTTTAGATCATATACAAGAACTGAATGAAACCAATAACAATAATATGAATTACAAGCAATTTATTCAAAAAATAAAATACATTATTATACATTTTTTATTTGAAACTCCAACAGAAGTCATTAATATTAATAAATTGGCATCCGAATTACGGTCGTTAAATGGTCTAATCGCAAAATTCAATGAATCAGGAAAATCAAATGAGACTGTAAACTATTTTGAATCATTAAAAAATATTGACACTTCTCATTTAAAAGAAGTTGGTGGTTCTTCCCTTCTTAATAAAAAAATAAAAACAAAAACAAGGACAAAGACAAAGAGTATTAAGAAGGGAAGAAGAACCAATAGAAGACGGACTAAGAAACAATAATATAATTATAATATATACTAACATATCAATGAAACTAGAATTAGTTATTTTCGGTATCGCTGGATTTCTATTATATAACATATATCATGACGGAAAATACAGCAAAGTATTTATTTCTTATAAAAAATATTATCAAATGGGTATTGTTGCGTTATTTGCCATTTCATTGTATGTAATGATTAAACGAAACCCAGGACAAACTAAAAATATGTTGTTGTGCACTAACAATATGATAAAATATATGCCAATCGACAAATCTTCCATGGATATGATTTCTCCTATTTTTGATCTAACAAATAATACCGACGCGAGAAACAGCTTCATGGCTACTCTAAATAAAGGGATGAATCCGGATTTTGAGTATAATCCAGTTTTAGCGACACAACAGCAACGAGTCACATTATCTGGACAAAAACCAACAAAACGATCGGTTAGCGAAACAAAAAAGAAATATGTCGCATCTATACAGGATTGGAAATGCGGACAATGTAATAAAAAACTAAAACATACTTTTGAAGTAGATCACAAGATTCGATTGGAACATGGTGGCGGCAATGACGCGACAAATTTGGTGGCACTTTGTCGTGAATGTCACGGTGATAAAACCGCAATGGAGAATATGTAAAATATTATTGTATTTGTAATATATATATTAAAAATACAATGAATAAAGCACCAAATATAACAAATACAAGCGCAGGTGAAATTAAAAGAATATTAAATTTAGAAGCATCATTAAATGGAACAAAGTGGATTATTGGATTTATGTGCTTGGCTTTAATTATTGTCACTATTTTATATATTAAATATCCAGATGTATACGTTAAACAATTTGGATATAGTCTTTTCTTTACCGCAATATTAGCATTTATATTATTTGGAGTATGGACATTTTATAGCAACTTTAAAATAAAAAATCCGGGCGCAACATTTGAGAATTTTACTGAGCAATACAGTAAAGTTAAAACCTGGGGCTTCATAACAATAATAATCGCAACCATAATAGTATTATTTTTTGGCATTCTAACTATGTTAGGAGGGCTTTCAGATTCTGGTGCCGGAAATAGTTCTACTACAGGAACATATATTACTTACATTATTTTTCTAGGACTATTCGCAGGCAGTTTTTTAGTTTATACAATGACAGACGCAAAAGATATACCAGTCCTACAACAGTTACCAAAGCATACTCAAGAATTTTACACTGATAGAAAAAAGTATTCGATAATATTATTTGCGTTTATTATTCTTACATCCATTTTATTTATTGTCAATCCAGGCGGATACATGACTAAATATGGAGGAGCTCCTATATTTTTAACTCTGTTTATTGGTCTGGCTCTGCTATTAACTGTGGTAATATATGATCATTATTTTACCAATCCGAGCAAAATTGTTGCGCCCAATGACGTTACAAACTTTTCCACTTTTTTAAGAGGAGGCTATATTGTGGCTGGATTAGGTCTTTCCGCTCTCTTTTTATATTGGATTATTAGTGCTCTAGGATTATTAAATGAACATGATGACAAAAGCAGTAAAGATAAAATAGCAAAAATGATTGTAAATATTATTGTTTTACTGATGGTATTGGCAATAGTGTATAAAGTAGTTAATGCTGGTGGGTATTTTTCCAATACTCCATTATTTCGACTAATTTTTAATACTATCTTATACATTCCTTGTTTGTTAGTTATTCTTGTCGATTTTATTGTGGATCTATTTAAACAAAAACCAGGAGCCGCAGCGACAGCAGTAACGGCAGCAACAACGCTCCATGGCGCGACGACAATGACACAAACAACAACAGGAGCCACAAAATCCCCAATTGTATTTGGAAATACGACCAAGAATGATTTAATGTTTTTAGGTATATCGGTTTCCGTATGCGGTCTATATTTGTTATTCAACTATGTAATTATTCCTTTTGGTATGACCAAATATTATAAACAAGGAGGAAAACAACTAATTAACAATCCAGTTCCAATCGACGTTTTAACAAATGTAGCAACATATGAGAACTTAAATGGCAAGGATGAGAAAAGTTACAGATACGCTCTGTCTTTTTGGGTTTATATAGATTCTTTTCCACCTAGCACAAGCACCTCATATTTGAAGACAGTTCCAATATTATCTTATGGTGATAATCCATGCGTCAAATATCATGGACCAAGTAACAGTATAATTATAACCGTAAAACAAAAGACGGCAGATACAGACATAGTAGATTCTATACAGAAACTGGAAACTAATATAAAGAAGGAAAATATAGATCAGTGGAATAAAATACAGGATAAAATTAAATCTGGTATAGAAATGGTAAAGGCGCTGCCTATTGGAAACGAACACGATGAAAATGGCAATAGAATTATTTACAAAAGACCAGATATTCTCTTACAAAAATGGAACAATATTGTTCTCAATTATAGTGGTGGAACTTTAGATGTATTTTATAACGGAGAATTAGTAAAATCATCTATAGAAGTTGTGCCGAAATTAAGTTATGACATGCTAACAGTTGGAA